TGCCGGCGAGGCTGCAGTGGCCTATGATACAGAGACATCTAGGCAAAAAGGACTTCGGCCTAATACTAGGGCTACTACAGGGTACCTCCGAGGTAGAGAGCGAGATAAACTAGGACAGACTGTGAAAAATAATGAAAGACTTGACAGGCTGGCTTATGCCGCTTACGGGACTATAGAAGGTGATAACCTCGACGAAAGGTATGAAAGCGAGAAAGGCCTGACCGCTGGCGAGGGACGCGGTAAGGGCAAAAAATTCTACGAAGGAACTCCTACACAAACAGCTGTGACTCAGGAGCTGTTTAATACGCCAGAGGCGAAGGAGAAGAGGGCTGCTCGGGTCAGACGGGCAGAGGGCCTCCAGGCACAAACTGATTTTAATAATGAAGGAGGCGTTGGGGGCACCTTTATGTCAAACCAACTAGAAGAGGAAAGAGATAAACTAGTGCTACAAGAGAAAGGATTAGTGCTAGGTAGGGCCAGAGAAGAGACAGCTAGGCTTATAGCCGACTACGAAGCCGAGTTCACAAAGGCTGGTCCCGAGGTAATTGCCCGGTATGAAGAAGAAGGTAGGCAAATAGCAGAGCATAAAGTATTACTAGAAGGTATAGATAATGTTAGGCAAACTATTGCTAGCAGTATGCAAACTGCTTTTCAGGGTTTAATTGAAGGCACTCTAACTGCTAAGCAGGCTTTCGCGGGTATGGCAAAGTCTATCTTATCTTCTATCGCTCAAATGATATCTAAGCTGCTAGTAATGAAGATACTAGGCGCGAGTATGTTTGGAGGAGTTTTTGATCCCGTTCTGTCTACAAAAGCGTCGGTTAGAGACGGGGGAGTACCCTACCCTATGGCAAAAGGAGGCTACTCTTTAAATAAGCATAACTACTCAAGAGGCGGGACGGCAAGAGGGTCAAACGCCGGCTATGCAGCAACTCTTCACGGAAATGAAGCAGTAGTTCCTCTTCCCGATAATCGTAGTATTCCTGTAACTTTAAACGGTGCAGGAGGACAAAATAATAACGTAGTTGTAAATGTTTCTATGGACGGCCAAGGTGGAGGACAGGCTCAGACACAAGGCGACTCCGGTCAAGCCAGAGCTATAGGACAGATGGTAGCTAGTGCAGTACAGCAGGAATTACAGCATCAAAAAAGATCGGGCGGAATACTTAGTCCCTACGGAGTATCATAATGGCAGATATAGGCTTCACAGTACCAGGAATTAGTGGACAAGTTGTTCCAGATAGGGGGTTGTCTAGGAGTTCTAGTACTAGAGTTAGGACCGCACAGTTTGGGGATGGGTATCAGCAAAGAATAGCAGACGGACTAAATTCTATACAGGACAATTTCTCTGTTACTTTCTCAAATAGACCCAAAGCCGAGGCAGATGATATAACTGCGTTTTTTACTTCTAAGAAGGGGGTTACCTCCTTTAATTTTACCTTCCCAGACCACAACTCCTCCACTAACGACAGTGGGGGTAGTCCCGCAACTACTGTTAAGGTAGTATGCTCAGACTGGTCACAATCATACTCAAACCTTGCAGGTTCGAGTATATCCGCAACCTTTGACAGAGTTTATGAACCATGAGCAATAATTTAATAGTAACAGATTCACAGCAATTAGAGATTGCAAGCGCAATATTAGACCTTTTTGAGCTAACTCTAGGTATTGTTACCTCTGAGGCTATAGCTGGAGGAGCTGTTGCTGATGCTAACGTGTTATATTTTCATGCAGGAAAAGATTTAGATAATGGCACCGCTTCTAAGGATTTAATCTTTGATGGGCATACTTATGTAGCTCTTCCGGTAGAAATGGACGATGTTGAGCAGAAAACAGGGGGAGCTATGAATCGCCCTAGCTTCACTATTGCTAACGTAGAAAGCATACTAAAAACAGGTTCGGACTTTAAGACACAAATGGAAGACGGGGCATGGTCTTCATATGCGGATGGCGAAACAATTACGTCACTAAATTTTCAACTAGATGACTTGGTAGGGCAGAGAGTTACTCGTAGAAGAACATTACATAAGTATACCGGACATGATGCTAACGGTGATGCAGTTACTCCTTATGAGTTTGATAAACAAGTTTTTATAATAGATAGAATAGCAGCAAAATCCGCCATTACTGTTCAGTTTGAATTAGCTTCCCCTGCAGATATAGGAGGGTTACGGATACCTAATAGACAGGTTATAGGTAAGTACTGCCCCTGGGTATATCAAGGTGGGGCAGTAGGGCTAACAAAGAGTGCCTGCAGCTGGGGCTTAAGTCAGCAGGTTCAACCAAAAGGAGACGCGGAGGGGAAGTATGACTTTTACTTCACAAAAGATGATGAACCTTTAGTACTTGCCTCTTTTCTTACAGGTTCAGCGACTGCAGCATGGAAAGGGGCATATAACGCTTCTCACAGCGGCGGGTATGTTACTGGAGACTATGTAACCCATCAATCAACAGTTACTACAGCAGCAGCAGCAATCAATAGTTCTACGACTATTGCTATAACGGCGAACATAGGTGTACAAGTAGGCGATACAATATCCAGTGTTAGTAACAGTACTATTGGTGCAAATATTACGGTTGTTACCGTTATAGGAACTTATGTAAAGCTCAGTAGTGCTGTAACTATAGGTGCTAATGCCCAAGTAATGTTTACAGGGGCCTCTTTATACTATAGGTCTAGAGCTGCTATGCCTACTCCTATTGCGCCCATTGCGGCTTCCAATAAATGGAAGCTTGCACGAATATATACTATTTGGAATAATAGCACCGCCTACACTATTCACCCTAGTGGCGACCTAAGAAGAAACCCTTATGTAAGGCACGATAATACTATTTGGAGATGTACTGCTTCTCACTCCGGAGGTATAGAGCCTGGAACAGACTATAGGGTTTGGGTAAGAGGGGACGTTTGTGGCAAGTTACTAGAGTCATGTAAAATAAGATACCAAGGGGTAGTTAAGCATATTGTGCCCTCAAATACTAATGGTATACCGCATGATGATGTAGACACAACCGCTATGTTACCCTTTGGAGGCTTTCCTGGGAGCAAGAAGTTTAGATAATGCTACATAACATACAAGAACATTTTAAACAAGAGTATCCACGAGAAGGTTGTGGAGTTATCTCAGTAGTAAAAGGGAAGAAAAAGTGGTTTCCCTGTACAAATATTGCAACCGAAGAAGAAGACTTTATAATAGACTCCCAGGAGTACTTAAAACTAAAGAGAACAACAGATATTATAGCAATCGTACATAGTCACCCAGACTCCACCCCTGAACCTAGCGAAGCAGATGTAAACTATTGTAATGCTTTAGGAATTCCATACTATATTTATAGCTTTCCGGAAATGGAGCTAAAGATATTAGAGCCAGAACATACAACAGTGGACCTATATGGTAGAGAGTACCAGTTTGGGATTACAGATTGTTTCGAGGCGATGAGGGATTATCTTAAAAATGTAGATGTGTATATCCCTCTAAGAATACCTTTTGAGGATGATTGGTGGGAAAAGGATTTAGATTATTTCACAGACGATATAATCTCCGAGTGGAATCACTCTCCTATACCTATCACAGAGATACAAGAGAATGATGTTTTAATTTTTAATGTAAATGCAGAAGTGGGTAACCATTGTGGGGTTTATATCGGCAATGATTGTTTTTACCACCATGCAGTAGAGAGGCTATCTTGCAGAGAGAGTCTTTATCCAATTTGGTACAAGTATTTAAAAGGAGCTTATCGTTATGATGCGTAATGTGTATTTAGAAGGGGAAATGGGTGATAAATTTGGGACAGGGTTTCAAGTAGAGGCGCTTAAAATATCAGACATTCTGAGATGTATAGACTGTAACCACCCTTCTTTTAAGAAGTATATTATAGACTGCCAAGAGAAGGATATAGGATTTGAAATAGATATAGCTAGTACTAAATTAGAGTACGAAGTTGAGATGCTTATGAACCTACAAGAGGGGGATGTTACTATTACAGCCATTCCTGCGGGCTCTAAATCTGGGGGAGGCAAGATACTTGCAGCAATCGCACTTGCAGCTTTATTTATGACCCCTCTTGGGCCTGCTCTATTTACAGCGGGCAAGCAGCAGTACCCGCATTAGTACTTTCAACAGGAGGCACACTTCCTGCTATCGCAGCAGTATCCGGTAGTTTAACAGTTCCAGGTATGCTTGTAGCAGGTTTAGCAGTTAACTTAGCCATGATGGGACTAAACCAAATGATGGCACCCGACCCTTCTACAGATGCTGACCAAGAGCAAAATTACTTATTCAATGGTAATCAGCAAAACATAGTAGAAGGAGACCCTGTACCAGTTTTATACGGTAAATTACGTGTACCTGGACAACCTATAAATTTTGAAGTAGCCGCGAATCAGGCCAATAAATGGAAATCTGTGTATATGAACTTTGACGGATCTTCCAGTACACAAGGAAACGGATAATGCCACAACAATCAATTAATGCCTTAGATAGAAGAGTTTATTCCGCAGAAAATGATGCTATAAGCAAGGCAGTAGTGTCTTCTACTGAGCAGAACATATCTGTTACTGATATAATTTCAGAAGGCCCAATAGGCGGTCTAGTTAATGGGACAGCAAGTGTTTTCCTAAATAATGATCCTATGGATTCTTCAACTGACGCTGTATATCGCAATATGGCTACAGATATTGTATTAACTCAAGGCTCCACTGCAGTGCAGATAGCTTTAAATGGTAATGTGTTTACGGCAACTACGGCGCCCGAAGTAAAACGATACCTGCAAGTATTTGGTTATAAAAAAATTAAAGTTACTGCAGCTTTGTCCCCCTCCGACATGTTGAACGGAAAATATTATAAGATAATTGCAAGACCCTCAGGAGGAGCAGACTTTACAACAATAGGAGCGCCTAATAACTCAATAGGTACACGCTTCGTTGCTCGGATTGGAGTAACACATCCAGCAGCAGGACAACCAAACTCAACCGTTTGGCCAAACAGTTTTTCTGGTACGGGAACCGTATCCCTGTTTAGTACAAATACGGATACCGAATTTGCTGGTACCTACATAGGGCCAGTCGTTACTAGCATGACTCACCGTCAGCATATAGGCTACAAGAGAGTAGGAAGTACCCCTGCCTTAGACACAGCTTGGGGTACTGCGGAGAACTTACCTGATTCGTTCGCAATTACAAACAATCTAACGACCATTGAGCTAGATAAGGGCAATGGAGAGACCCTTAGCGGGACAAGACTTAATAGTATTAACGCATCCACAGGTTACATGGAGTGGTTTGGGCCTGCGTTCAACACTAAACAAGAGAGCGCACTTGTTCCTCCCGACCAGGTTAACGCGGTAAGAACTATAATGGTTAATATCTTCTTAGAAATAGCAAAGATTGAAAATAATACTATAACTCTTGCGAATGCGTGGACGGGGGCAACAGGTACGCACAAATTTGGAATAACTGCAGCAACAGAAGGGTCTAATCCTACTAATAATAGTGTGGAATCTACTTCTAAGTACTTTAAAGCTTCCTGTAAAGTCGCGATAGGAACTTTAGAGCAGGAGCCTTTAGATACTCTAGAAGGTACAGGAAGTAGCTCCATTGCTATGACAGTAGGAAATGCTAACTTAGAAAAATTTATTCCAGCTAATAATAATTATACTACTGTTACTGCAGTAGGACTACAAGCATCTCAAATAGATGAAGTAAAAATAATAGTGCAGTATCCAAGAGGTCTGTACCTACAGGTGGACAGGTCTGGTAGTTACTACGGGGCAGGAGTAGCCTACCATTTAGAGATAGCTGTAAATACTGGCACAGGTACCCCTGTGTTTAAAACTATACAGCCCCCAGCAGCATTAAGAGCCAGAACTTTTACTAAAAATGGTGTAAAAATCCCTGTCTGGCTTAAAACAGGCATACATAAATCTAAGTTTACTGAAGAATTTAGAATAAATTTAGAGGGGCTACAGCCTTACGTTGGCTTCACTATACGCATTAGTCGTTTGACTAAGCATG